AGAGTCGTCATCAATCCATCCCGTGAGGGTCATGTTCTGGCGAGTGGCTTCGTCCTCCATCAGTGAAGATGGATCGACTTCTTTCCACTTACGGCGAAACTCTTTCTTCGGGATACGGTCATCAACGAACGCCCTTCGAGCGTCACGACCAGTAGGATCAATAGACATGCGATCCCACACAACTGCGAGGCAGTCTTCGATAGGACGAATAAAAATATCCTGATCAAAGATGCTATCGTAAGCATACTCCACTGAGACACGGAATGCGCCGTCCCCACACTGGACGAGGCTCTCAAACGCTGAGTCATAGACGCGATTGGCGCGACTTTGCATCTCAATGGAGCGTATCAGGTCGCCTCGGACAGAGGCAATATCGACATCCTCGTCATTCGAGGGAACGACCTTGATAGCTTTTCTGGACTCCCGCCAGTCACCGACAAGCTGTGCAGTAAACTGTGGGATGTTGTTAATTACGAGGCAGGGAAGACCTTTACGTTGCTCAAGAACAAGTGGGTCCCACTGTTCACCAGCAGAAAACTTCTTGTCATCGAGCGCCTGTTCCCTGTTGATACGGTCGAACTCTACGTCCGCAGCGTACTCTTCACGCATGTCTTGGAGAAATTCCTCGACAGATTTGAAACCCTCTGGAATGTAGTCAGGATTAACTGTACCCTCAGTGTTGATGGTATCCTTTAGACCGCCTTCCAACTTCTCTTCGCCGTCCTCGCGAGAGTCTTCGGCGTAATTCTCGATTTCATTCATTTATTACGCCTCACTAAATTCTGTAAATTAAAACCGTAGTCTGGTAAAACTAACTGCGAATCTGGTTCTTTTGTACTAAAATACTCTTGTAGGTTTTGGATTCCTCCTGCGTTCTGGACATTGGTAGGCGAAGCATAAAATATCCATCCACTTTTATCATCGCCTCTCCACTTTCCAGGGATCGGGGCGTCCTTCTGTTTGGAGTAAATACTCTCATCAGAATAGGTTATATGGTTTGGCATTTTGAAGGTGTCAGGCAGATGCCCCCTATCATCAGGAGTCAGTCCTGCAAGATAAGCATCTCTTGTGTTATAGTCGGGGGTTTCAACGATATTGTGCTTTTTCTTCCAGGCCTCATAGTCGTACTTCTGTCCCATTAGCCTGCCATCCAACTTGTATCGCTACGGCCTGAGACCGCTTCGGCGAACTTAGTTATTTTTGTGTTAGTACCTACCTTTTCACGTAGCCTACGACGGCCAGCGATCTTATCAAAGATTTCAGTCAGACCCCACACAAGAGCATCGACGCGGTCTGGAGAACCCGTGGAGCTGTTGCGTACATTGTCAATACTAAATAAGCACATTTGGTCTTCAAGCTCATCAAACTGTCCGACGTGATGGACGCGATGTTGCTCATAGAGTGCAGAGATAGGCTCCGCTCGAACGACTTTTCCTCTTGTAGCGTGTACAAGTTTGACAGGAATGGATCGGTCGGCTGTTCGGATGACTGACTCCACCATTTCTGCACCATTATTCTTCTCCGCTACAATTCGGTCTGCTTCCCATTTTCTGTACATCTGTACGGCTCTTCGACTCCATTCCTCAGGAGTCCCTCGGATAGAAGCGTCTTCAAGGACATATCCCCTAGCATAGCCATCTTTATCTCTAGCAAGGCCAACAACGACGATCCCATTTTCATCTGATCGTTCTTCTGAGCTTGCCGCAGGGTCAACAGCAACGATAACTCGCTCAAGGTCATCCGGGGCTGAATTAAGTCTACCACTGTCAATATCCTCTCGCCTCCAAAGAGCGCCGGGAATATCCTCAAGGACTTCACCCTCAAGCTCCTGACGACCTAGACGAGTACCGCCATATCTGTCGTATAGTTGTTTGATGGTGTTCTTAGCGAGGTTCGCTTGATTGTCCAAGGTTGCGCCACGAGTAACAACTGTGTCCGGGTCGGCTACCAATTTCTTGATAAGCGGAAGAGGACGTGGGGTCGTAGTAACGAGGCACTGAGGATGTACTCCTAAGCGGAGGCCAAACTGTAGCTGGTCCCATGCTTCTTGCATGTATTCAAACTTAGCAAGTTCGTCAACCCATGCAAAGTGATGCTGAGGACCACGGAGCTGGTCAGGTGTCGTACCGTTGTAGGTGAAAGCTCGTGATCCATTCGGCCACGATAAACACCTATTGGTAGGAGACCAGCAATCATCGTCTAGGGTGGGGTCTACGGATAGTAGACCAGAGTCACCCTTGATCATAACGTCTCTGGCATCAGCCGCAGTCTCAGCGACTAGGGCAATGCGGCAACCGGGGAAGTCGTGAGCCAGTTTCCTGATCCATTCTGATCCCATTCTTGTCTTGCCGAAACCACGGCCTGCCATAACTAACCAAGTGTTCCAGCCTCCTTCGGGAGGAAGCTGGTTCGGACGGGACCAGAAATCCCAATCGTACTTAAGACTCGCTAGAGCCGCCGGGCTTAGGGAACGGTAGAACTCCTCCTGCTCCTCCACGGGCAGCAATGCCAGCAATTCGGCTTTTGAAATCATTGACCTCTTGTTCAATTCGTTGCTCCTGAACTCTGATTGCGTCACCGTCAGGACCGCTGATCTCTTGGCGTTCTTTCCAGAGAGCGATAGACTTACCAGCAAGCTCGATAGCTCGGAGGATGTCGTTAGTCTTTACGTCGGGATCATTGATAATCGCCATCAATTTCATGAGGAGGAAATCAGCGGAGAACTCCATACGTTCTCTACGGGCTGAGTCTCCCTCGTCAATAGCTTTCTTTACGAGTGGGTGACGGAGTAGTTCTGTCGCCATCCTGTTCGGATTTTTTGTTTTGTATCCGGCCTCGATCACAGCTCGCGAAGCGTTACGCTGCGGATCAGCTAAGAAACATTCTACGAAGATTTTCATCTTAGCGCCGAGTTGAGAACCCTTTCCTTTCGTGGGCGGTTCTGATCCCGGTTCTAGATATGCCATGCGTATCTCCCTACCTTCTACCAATATTATACCATTTTTAGCGTCCAATGTCAAGATAAATCGTACAAAATGGTTAATTTTTTTTTTATTAAACGAGGAGGAGTCCGATAGGACGACGACGGAGAGGATGAACGACAAGAAGAAGGATCACAAGGGGCTTGACTTTTTAACTTTTATCTGATATAATATCTCTTATATAAGTATATACTATAAGAAGAATATATTAAGAGAAAGATATTTAAGAAGAAGAAACCTTAAGGTGTTTCTCTAGGGGGCGCGGGGGTGTACATACACGCCGACAGGCGACCGTAGGGAGCCTCCTTGTCAAGTATATCCTATTCTGGCCAGAAATAGGCCTAGGAGAAGCGGAAGAGAATTGAGTGGCACCGGACTACCAGAAAAGTGAAATGACGCTGTAGGGTGCCTTAAAATCGAAAATAGGGTATATTGTCAAATGCTGAATTTTTTATATAATCCAGATGGTCACTCGGTACGCCACTATACACACGCGCGCGTTCACCCCTACCCCCGGCACCCCCCTGAACAAAAGGGGAACACCGAGAGCGGCCCCGCACAAAGGGAGAACACAGGGAGAACATACAATGAACACACTCCATTCGTCGCTCATACAGCACGGTTCGTCGCAATGTGGTAAGAACACAACGAGAACAAACAGGGACTAGAGGCAGAACATTAGAGCTAACCCATTGAAAACACAGGGATTTGACATCTGCATGGGGTTCGGTCATAACAGGACCATCGAAACGCAACGACCTCTTTGGGAGGTAGGGCTTCCAGCCTTGTTCGGTCCAACTGGCAGATATTAGCCCCATGCCAGACGGTGAAAGAGCGGACTAACAGTCACGGAGTGAGACGTGATAACATTTAGGGCTTGACAAGTCATCTGTATGGCTTTATACCCTAGAAACATAGCAAGACGGCCCTCTTTTGAGCGGTAGCTTGCCACCAATAGGGAGTAACCATGCGATGACACGTCATCAAAGGCGCAAGCGTGTGAAGCTGCTAACAGTGGAACACAACGCCAAGCTAGTAAAGGCAGAGCAAGCATTTCAGCGTGATTTAATCGTCAAGCGCAACATGCAGTCTAGGCCGGAACGAAACTACTATCCGCAATCTTCATTGTCTGATTTAGGTTCGACGGCGGCGAGATTTATCTC